TTGTCAATAAACTGCGATAGTTCAGGTGCTTTCCAACCTTCTGGTTTTAGTACTTTACCGTCTTCACGCTTAATTACTTTACTGGTTGTAGGATCAATCTTTGCAAAGTTTGTGTTCATTACTTCTTTCCAGGCAGCTTCACCGTCCCAGCCTGCGGCACGTATTGCACCCATAGTAACAACTAAAATGTCAACTAGTGCATCAAGTTGTTCTACTTTGTCGTGCGTTCTAAGTGCTTTTTGAAGTTCAATATACTCTTCGTCTATTAGATCAAGGTACATATTGTAGTTTGCTTCACTTGCTGGTTGGTCACATGCTGTTGCAAACATGTCTACATCGTTAAATGGATTAGTCATTAGTAAACTTTTCTCTCTGCTTTTTGATTTAATGCTGTTTGTACAAAGTCACCTGGATCGATAGTATCTGGGTTCCAGTCACCAGCGGAATTTTCACTGTATCTAATGTCGTCTGGCTTTTCGTCTGCAAACGCTAAAATGCTCTTTGCTTCTACCATACGCACTACATATTCATCACTGTCGTCATTGTCTTGCATTGAAAGACCTCTAGTCCAGCGACCGTGCTCAACTAATATCCATTGCCCAACTGCAAACTCGTCTTTGTTGTCAGGACCTTTTGCAAATACCTTACCCCAGCGCGGATATACACCTCTAACATTGCCGTCATCGCCAGCAATAAGTATGCCACCTTTAGTCTTTTGTTCACCAAAATCCATATCAGTAACAAGTACTCTATCTTTAATTGGGCTTAGTCTGCCTTTAATTGTCTTAATGTTACTTGTAGCCATTTAAGTTATTCGCCTTTTTGTGTAAAATTGCCATCTGAGTCTTCAACCCAATCGTCGGTTAAATCTTTCTCAACTTTTTGTTGTGCTCTAGAACGTGTTGTTCTTGGGGCTTGTGCTACTTCAGCAACAGCTTCAGCAACATCTTCAGTTGCTTCCTGTTCTACAGTTGCTTGCTCATCAGGCATACTTGCTGGGTTATCAGTATAGTAATCCCTGTCTAGTTCTTCTTTTTTACGAATAATTTTGCCACCTGGTCCTAATTCGTCACCACGTGCATTTACTCTAGCATTACCGACTGCTACTGCTAACTCATTACGTTGACGTAGCATATCCATATCAACTTGTTTGCCTTGCATACTTCTATAGGTCTTTTGACCTTTTGTTTTCATTACCATTTTTACTCTCCTTCTCTATTAATACTTATCTCAGGAACTCGGTCCAGTCCAGGTCATACTGGATTGAGTCTACTTTGTGTACGCCTATTAAGTATAGTACATAACTTGCTACACTACTTCCTCTACCTACACCCCAAACAATATCATTCTCACGCATAAAATCTACTAGATAAACCATATAGCGTAATAGATCATCCATACCACGACTAGCAAATTCAGCATATTCTTCATTAACTCTGGACCATTCTTTAGAGTATTGTGCAGTTGCTAAACTATCAGATTGTAGTTTTTCTTGTAGTTTTTCTAATAACCAACCTTTTATGTCTATGGCTTTATACGCATCAGGCATAAACCATTCTGACTGTAATACGCCATCAAATTCTTTTTGGTCTACATCTAGTGGAATATATGGAGTAAGTGCAGGTCTGCCTTGATCTTCCATAGCTTTATTAAACTTGGATATATCATCACTAGGTTCACATAATACAACATGACACTTGTCAACATGACCTGAATAGATCATATCAACTAAGTCTTTATTTGTAAATCGGGGTATTCCTAGAGGGTCTGTTTTTATCAGCATAAGTATATTTTAACTTACATTGATGAGTTTGTCAAGTCCTGATTGTGAATTATCCATATCTTTTTGCATTGATACTGCACGTCTACCATGTGCTTCTGCAATATACATATCAAGCAATGAAGATATTTGTTCGTGTACTTGAGGATTAGATGTCATAAAATACTTACGTTGTAATTCATTAATCTTATCCTCCAGTTCAGGAAGTGTAATGTCTTCAAAACTTTGTACTAACGGATTAAACATTTATAGTAAATTCGTTATAAATTGACCTTTGTACTCGCCGTATATACTAGCACCGGCATCGTATGACCAAAAGTCGAATATGTAAGGTTGTGTAGCACTGTCGACTGTAGTTGGATTTGTAAATCCTGTTGGTACTCTAAATGTACTACCTAATGATGTAAATGTAACAGTGTGTCCACCGGCACTACCAATTAAGTGTACGGTCATTTTAGCAAGTTTTCCACTTGCTGGAAAGTCTGTTAGTGTTAATGTAACATTAGCGCCAATTGTAAAGGCTTGATAATGTCCATTTGAAAAACTAACGTTAGTGTTGCCACTTAGTGAACCGCCATTATAAAATGCTTCAGTCTGTTGAAGTATATTTCCGCTAATTTGATTATTACCTGAAAACGTGTTTGCGGCATTTAATACCGAACTTGTTGTCTGTAATGTTGTGATTTCAGAAGTAGCAGTTGCTAATCCTGTTTTGATAATTGTGAAATTATCTCTAAATCCTTGACTATCATTGTCTTGTCCAGCTACTGGATAAGTCCCGTCAATTGTTGCTGATATAATTGTACTTGCCATGTTAATTCCTCTACTGTGTTATTTATCGTTGTTATGCGTTGTAGTCGTAATTCGCGAACAGGATATATTGTTCTGCACTATTGCCCGAAGTACTGTCTACAACATAACGATCGATAGTTACGTCTAATGATTGAAAATTAAATTTACTATTTTTAATGTTAGTTAATACTTCTGCACTCTTTCCAGGTTTACAATAACATAGTGGTATTGCTAATGTAAAGCCTGCTTCTTGCGTACCTGCACTTTGCGGAGTACGCATCCATAATGGTAAAAACCCGTATGCTGTTGCTCCAGTAGCTTCTAAACTTTCGCGCATATTAGTAATGTTAGCAATGTGTCTTACTTCGTCACCGCCTGATACTTTAATAGCATCACTGTCAGCTAACGGAATGTTTTTCGCTTCGCCTTGGTTGAAGTTTTGACTATCAGTTTCACTAAGCACTGTTAAAATACTACTATTATCCTGACTTACTATTGTATCGCCTACTTCTAAATATGTTTTACTACCTGGAAAGTAATATTGTGAATTGCTTTCATCTGCACCTGTTGATATATAGTTTGGTGTGTATCCTGATACACCTTCTGCATTGTCTTTGTATATTGCTCTTAAATTTGTTTTTGAAGGCTTTGTAAGAACCGGTTCGATATAAGTTGTGTACAATGCATGACCTAATGGATTATTGCCAGCGGCTGCAATTCCTTCTGGTGTACGCATATTATCATGCCATTCCGGTGCTAGTGATCCGCTTGTTACAAACTCAGTAACATAGTTCCATTCACCTAATACTAGCAACCAAAGATATTCACGCATTAGTAATGCTCTAAAGTCTGTGTCAGTTCCTGGAAATGTACCACTGTATCCAGAAATATTAAATCTACCATTGTTTATTGCTTCTACCATTGCAAGGTATAATGCACTAGTTTGATTAGATTGTGATAAAGCTGGCTCAGCTGATAAGCCGTAAACAGTAATAGTGTGTATTAAGTGTTCTAGTACTTCAAGTGCTTGATCATCGCCTACAAGGCTCTCACCTGGCTGTTCCCAAATATGATCTACACTTTGAAAGTTGTATTGAAACTTAGTTAATCCTGGATAACTGTCACCTGCATTATCAGACAGCATACTAGGAGTGTAAGCACCTACACCTACCCAACCAATCTTTTGTGCTGTCTTCATTGACTTCATGTTGTTAACTGCTATCATTTGCTTAGTAGGGTTAGTATTGCCGCCGTATGTACTATCTAATAGTAAAGTTACAGTCTTTGCTACTTTCCTTATAAACTCGCTAGTATTTGCTTTAGCACCGCCTATAGCAGGAGTTCCTACTAGTTTAATGCCATACACATCTAAGAATCTATCATACGGTGTATATCTGCTACTAGATAACAACGGGTCTGTATTAAACACTTCGTCGCCGCCTTTCATTACAGGTATACCATCGTTAGTAAAGTCTCGATTGTTTACATCAAAAACTCCTACTCTATCTACAGTTACAGTGTTGCCACCTTTAATTGTAAAGTCTTTTTTGGTTTTACCTTTAATTGGTTCTGAAGGGTCAATTACTTCTGCATAGATAACTTCGTATACTGTATCAGTTGTTCCTGGAGTTATTGCTAACGCAGTCTTAACTGTGCCTACTTTATAACGCCTTTTCTTGTGATACTTTTGACTGCTTGCAAAGAACGTGTCTAACGATTTTGTTTCTAATCCTGCGTATGCTAATATCTTAACATCTTTTTGTAATCCAAAGTCTGCATCGTTTGGACGATACAATACGTTTGATGGAAATACATTTGGATTGCTTATTAATCCTCTATAAGATGCTCTTATAGTTTCATTCATAAACGGTTTCATAAACAAGTTACTGTACAACAAATCGTTTTTATCTAAAATATTAATAGTGAATTCTTTAGTTACTGCACTGTACCCGAATCTATCTTTAGCTTCAACAGTAAACGTATATGTTCTGTCAACTGTAGTATCAGCACCGTCAATTAACAATAATCCGGTATCAAATATTGTTAATCCGCTAACTAACGGACTTAACGTACCAAACTGTTGCACTTTACCTGTTATTTCACCATCAAGTTGTAACGCTAGTCCAAAAGGTAATCTTCCTGCTGTCTTAGTATAAAGCAACGGAGCATCTGTAACTGAACTAGTTGCTTCAACTCTAAATACACTTGTAAAGTTTGCGTCTATGGTTCCTAATACCTTCTTAGTAGTAAATGCAATAGTCGAATCTACTTGTCCTAGTATCTTTACTGTAAATGTTTTATCTTTTGATGACTGTATAACTTGCGCATCAATTAAATTAGCGGTAACTGTAAATTTGTATTCTTTAGTTACTGACGGCTGGTAAGGTATGCGTCCCGCAACTTCCCCAGTTGATGCATCTAAAGTCATACCTGGAGGTAATGTACTTGCACTAGTATCTGGATTTGTTGCTTTTAATACAAACTGTGTACTACCTTGTTGTAAGTTGTTCTTTAGTACATCAAGAAATATTGTAACGTAATTATTAGCTCGTCTATATCCTATATCACTGTTTGTTAACCATACAGGAGTTCTAAGATATGTGTTGTCTGTAGTAAACACTCCAGTGCCTACTTGCAATAGTACGTTGTCTGCTCTTAAGAAGTCATCGCCTACTACATAAATTGTAAAGGATCTTTTAACAACAGTGTCGCCGTCATTTGCACTTACAATAAATTGGTAAAATCTGTTAAGTTTCTTTGGTGGAGCAAATACTGCGTTTGGAAAGTACTCTCCATTATAGTAATACGAACTTATACTAGTAAAATCAAATGCATATCCGTCATAGTTATTTGTATCATATGCACCTTTATTTGCCGCTAGGTCTAGTGCTAGTAATGGATCAACTACACCTGATATTAGACCGTTGCTGTCCATAGTAATACCTGAAGGAAGTTCTCCGTCATCTTTATTAATGTAGTACTCTAATGTTTGTCCAGCTGGTAAATCTAAATCTGTTGCTTGTAATTGGAAATTAATAATTTCGTTGTCTAGTACAAAGTAACGTTTGTTCTCTGCACCTACTGACAAGTTCCCTGCAGGAGTTAACCACTCAGGTTCGTCTGCTCCTTGCACTTCAATAGTAAACGTTCTGTCTTGTACTTGCAAAGCCGCATTAGTTGCTCTAAGAACAAACGTACTAGTAGTAGCACGTGGCACTGCTGTTGGTGTTCCAACAATTTGGTTATTTTTTAGACGCATACCCGCTGGTAAGCTACCTGATATTAATTTTGTTATAATAGTACCACTATTAAGAGGTAAGTTAACTATAGTCGTAATACTTTCTTGCAAAGTAGTTAACTTAGTTCCGGTGAGTTGTGTCCAATGGCTCATGGTTAGATTGATCCAAGATTAGTAGAAGCAATCGGAGCAAGTATAGTTCCGTAGTCGACATCTACTACATATTGTAAATAATCTCTATGACTAAGGTGTGCTTGCGATATTGCTCCAAAGTCAAAATTATTTTCAAAAGAAGTACTTCCAGTATCATTATTAATTGTAACTTCATTGCCAAGTATACTCGTAGAAATACCTACGCCGCCAGTAATATTGAATGTGCCGCCGTCTGACAGAGCATAACTACCACTGTCACTAACAATAGTGTGTCCATTTAAGTCTGCGGCAATAGTAATTAAATCGCCATTAGTTGTAACGGTGATCCTATCACCCTGTATAATTTTACGGAACTCTAAGTCGTATCCTGTCTTTTGTTTGAATATAGCGTGGCCACCTACCCCTACATTTGTACCTGTAGTCGCTTCGTCATTGCGCAAGTCAAGTTCATCGAAGTTAGAATTAACTTTAAGAAACGCGGCTCTGAGATCATCTCCAGTACCGTCATTAGCTAAAGCGCCTATATTGATTGTTTGTATTGTCATTATATTTTCCTTATACTAGTATTTATTCGCTTACGG